ATATACACCATACCAATCTCATAATCTCTGTTACTATGAAGGCTACGTGGTGACCCTACCTTTTGAAAATATGCTTCGTGATCTGTTATTTTGAAATAGGCAAAAGTTTTATACGTTGTAGAAGGTGGTGTTTCTACATACACCATAGCGAGCAATTGAATACTAAAGTAATCGTTAAGAGGAGACGCCTCAAGTATTGCTATTGGCTGATCAGGTCCTGACAATCCGCTTGTAAACTTTGTATACGCAATAGACGTTGCTGTGTTTGTTACAAATTCCTGAATAGAACAGTTGAACACATCTGTAAAAGTTGTTCCATCACAAGAAGTTTCATCTCCTATTATAGGAGAGTACACAGGTAATATATCAAATGCATTTCCTATTGCATTTTGAAACTCCGTGCTTGTAACCATTGCGTAAACAGATGGATAGTAAACAGGAAGATTAAAAGTAAATGTTACAGTTGTTTCAGGTTGATTAGGTGTATAAGCAGGAACACCCCAACTGCCTGTTCCTTGAAAAGTAATATCAATATTTATAGAAGATCCTGCAACTAATGAAATTCCTGCTAAGGATATTCTTACCGCAGAATTAGCTATACCAATATTCTGTCCGTATAGTGTATAGTTGTTTCCCTGCCAAGTTTCTGTCTTTAAATTTTTAAATCCAACTTGTTCAGTTATAAGTTCAGTCTCATATTCTAATCTTGTAGGTCCGCCATACTTATCAATTAAATTGTAACCTTCAATGTAGTTTCCGTACATCAAGCGGTTACCCATAATTGTTTGCGCCTTAGCAAGACGCGGAACATTATCGTATAGTCTTAATATCTCACCTTCAGAAAGAACTGTAAAAATCTTACTGCTATTAAATGTAAACGTATAAATAGCATCATCACCTATTCCTAATAATTCCTTGTCAAGCTTTTCAATTACCTTGATGACATTGCTGTTAGCCTGCTTAAATAGTAAGTCAATACCAACAACAAGAGGACCTCCTGTATCGCATGTAACAATAGCTGCGTTATATGCGTTAGTCATACCTTCATTTAAAACACTATCTACGCTAAATGAAAATTCATTAGGAGAAAATGCAATGTCAGACCACTGAGATGTAGCAGAGTACTCTCCATTAGCGTACTTGTATCTATAAGCAAAACTTATGAATCGTTCTTCAAGATAATTATTTTGATCTCCTTGAACAATTAACTGCACAGTAGGAGAGGTAATAGGGGGTTGTTTAATTACAAGGACAGCCTCTCTTAGTAAAGGTGGGTTTCCGTTATAGTCAATGTTTCCACCATCAGGTACTAAATAACTTTTGGTAACATCTATAAACCTCGGTGGGTTATAGTTATCTGTAAAAAATAATAAGTCACCAATCTTATCTACACTTGATATTAAGTATGACGGATTAAAATTTAATGTAGTATTATTTCCATCTCCATCATCAATACTTACTACATGATAGGTAAGTGCAGTGCTTATTATATTGAATGAAACAATAAGATCAAGTTTACCTGTAGAGCCAACAGAAAAATCTGAATCATGAACAAACCAATATATAGTATCGTTAGCTGTGTCAGCATGCGCTCCGATACACAAGGCGTTTACACTAAGATAATCTCCTGTAACAACATATAATAACTTGGACAATGAAATATTACCCTTAGTGTTTTCAATGACACCAATCTCTGAGTTCTCAGTAGAACCCATACGAACATTCATTGCATCAATATACTCACCATCAGGAACAATACGTTCATCGTACGTCTTGTTCATTCTGCCCGCAGTAAAATTCCTTGTAAAGTTTGCCATCTTATTTTATCATCTTGTCCATACCACGTAAGTTCATAAGCAATCTGCCAGGGTGAATGTTACTCATTCTAATCTTAGCATTTCTAAGCAGAGCCCCTCTTTCTTTTCTTGCTCGACCAACTATGTATTCTTGAACACCAAACTTAGAGTTTAATATCTCATACTTAATTGCAGCGTAAATATACTGCTCAAAAAGTTTGTTAACTGAAATAAGTGAGTTGTCTCCACTCTCCATTCCATCAGAGATATACTCAAGAATACAACTCTCACCTGACATAGATGAGTCAAAGTTTATTACACCTGCCTTCTTGTTGATGTTGAAGGTAGGATTGAAGTTAGCAGTCTCGGTGTTTAGTCCATAAGCTGCACCTATCTGATAATCGAAATACCAATTGCCATCAAAGTTCCATCCCAAAGCGCCATCATATTGATGACCTTGATTGAGATAGATGCTCTTCTTAGTTCTGTGCAATCTATCGTAGTCAATGTTTGAATACTGAGGCTCAAGAATGTTTCCATTGACATCAAACAAAATGTTTCCATTGTTATCTTGAAGATATGCTCTTGAAGAAAGTGTCTGAATATTCTCAGTCAATGGACGCAACCAACCGTCTTTATACAAAGAGATGCGAACCCAATTCACAAAGTCAGAAGGAAGAACGTATCGCAATGAATCAGCAACGGTAAGTTCTAATACCTTAATCTCTTTAAACGCATCGTAGTTTAACTCCTGTATCGCACGCTTAGCGTGAAACAGAACCTTATAACGCTCCTCGTTATTCACAAGAGAGTGGTTACCTGAATACATCAACATGAAGTTGTTGACAATATCAAATAGACTTACATATTGGTACGATCCCCAATTAGCATCTTGAGGATTGTTACCATTGTTGTCATAATATTCGTACTGAGAAAGATAAGCCATGGTCTATTATTGTTGTTGGTTAAGTGCAGACTTATCTTGTGATTGCTGAGCAATAGCAAATTGAGCAACTGCAGTTTCTCTAATTGAGATACCACAGTATTGCAAAATCTTCATAGCCAACTTGTACTCATCCTCAAGAGGAAGTTCAAAGTCTTGGTAGTCCGGTTGCGATTGGTCAAAGACAGGCTCACCACTTGCAAGAGAGATATATGTCCACTTAGGATTTTTTGGGTATCTAAAGTAGTTTGCCCTTACGTTTCCGTACTGAGCATATCTTGTAGGATGAGGTATAAGTGCGTTCTCAGATAATGTATATGCAGGAAATAATTGAGAAGGTGCAGTAAGCATAGATGAGTTAAGCATCCATATCTTTCCGTCCGTTACTTTTTCTGCCTCTGATACATTTGTTGATGAGTATATAGCGTATCCTTCTCCTGTATTTAAAAATATATCATTACTTAAATCAAGAGTATTAGAAGTTGAAATGTCTTCAATGATAGCATTAGTAAATGTATCTAAGTTAACTATAATATCACCGGGCAAAACTCCTATTGTAAAAAAATCTGCAGTGGTATCTATAAGTTGATATCCTGATATACCATCATTACTCCCATCATATCTCATTTCATTATAGTAAGACACTCTACTAAACATAAAACCAAAGTTACCTGTGGTTACATTAGAGGGTATCTCAAACTTGGTGCTATTATTTCCCGATGCATTGAATATTGGAATCAAAAAGTCAGATACTAAAAACAACTCTATTGCCTCAGCCGCAGCCTTTGAAAGATTAGCATAATCTTCACCTGCTATTCTTGAATTTTCAAGATTAATAAGCTTATTGTAATTGCTAAAATATTCTTCATACAATTCCATCTGAGCCTGTTGAGCAAATAGATTGAAATCAGATGGAGAGATATAACCGTAGTTATTCTTATTCAGTACAGATAGAACCGTGTTTCTTACTGAGTTGATCATCGTTACTTTTTTACAAATATAGTGAAAAAAATAAGGGCCCGAGAGCCCTTATCTTTCATCATAAATCACATCAAACCAAAATCAACTTTCTAATAACATGTCTAACATTTTCAGTCCATCAATACCCTCATCACTTGTTAAGAAGGATAGAGCAGTTTCAAATGGATCACTGTTAAACGGTATTGTACACATCTTCTTTTTATTAGTAGCTGTGTTGTACCACAATTCTTTATTGTTACCTCTTATTCCAATCCACCCATTCTCAAAGAATGTTCTAACCTTAGCTTGAAACTTCAACTCAGGATCGTTGATAGTATCTAAGAACTCTTCAGGATATCTCTTAGCAAAAACTAAGATGTCTCTTTTAAGTTCAGAGGTAGATATAGTGGATGGGTCTACGCCAAATAGCACTCGTGAAATCATTTCAATTTGACTAATATCAAGAGAACGCGCCTCTATCAATGCATCAACTTCAAGGTTAAGATCCTTTACTTCTTCATAAGCATCTTTCTCTTTATCCAACTCAGCGAATATAAGTCCGTTGTGAGGGTGGTAGTGAAGAAACTGTTGAAGAACAGGATTTGTTCTTGGGACATAAAGCATACCGTCTTCAAAGACAATTGGTTCTAAGATAGCTGCGCCATCTTGCTCGTCTTCAAATGGTGAGTTTTGATTGGTTGCATATCGCAACACTCTATTGATTCCTTTC